CTGCATTGTTTGCTCACTAATGAGCGCCTGCGGTACGACGACAGGGTACTTCGAGACCCAGTTTTCGTTCGTATGCGATCTTGGATCGAGCGAACCCTTGGAGAGTTCTCCGAGGAGCAGGTACTGCAGCACGCTGCCTTCGGGCCCGGAGCAAGTTTTCTGCTTCGACGCCCTGAAAGAGCACTGTCGTACAAGTACTCGGGTCGACCCGAGAGCACTTTGGGTAACGCGAGATTAGCTGCTGCCGCTATTGGTAGCAGCCCTCTCTGGACTAGAGAGGCCGGTATTTCCGGAGATCCCTGCGACGGACTTCATATCGTCGCAGGTAATCGCGTCGTCACCGTGCCGAAGAACCGAAAAACGGACCGTACCATAGCAATCGAGCCCCGTATGAATATCTATATTCAAAAGGGGATCGGTCATATGATGCGGGTCCGTCTACGGAGGAAGGGAATCAATCTCAACGATCAACGTATAAACCAGGAGTATGCCCGTGTGGGCAGTATTACCGGCGAATACGCGACCGTTGACTTGAGTATGGCGAGCGACACAGTTGCACGCGTCGTTCCCCATCTTCTCCTTCCCGAGGCCTGGGTTTTGGCACTTGAGCAGTGCCGAAGTCCCTTCGGTCTCCTTCCTTCTGGTAAGTATATCAAGTACCAGAAGTTCTCATCCATGGGCAATGGCTACACATTCGAGTTAGAGAGTTTGATCTTCTCTGCTCTGTGTGAAGCCATTATTTACATCCATGGTGAGGAGGGCGATCGCTTCTCAGTCTACGGGGACGATATAATCTTTCCCTCCCGACTGGTGGATCAGTTGATGAGTTATCTCGACTGGCTAGGCTTCATGCCAAACCAGAAGAAGACCCATGTGGCTGGTCCGTATAGAGAAAGTTGTGGTAAACACTACTTCTCTGGAAGCGACGTAACGCCTTTCTACATTCGCAGGCCCGTGCAAGGTCTGCACGATCTCTTCCTCGTCCACAATAATCTGTGGCGTTGGGGCGATCGCACAGGTGTCGATGTTTCTGTGACCCTTGACAGGTTGAAGAAGCTAGCACCTGCAAAATGGAGAAAGCCACGTCTCCCGGACGGATTCGGCGACGGGGCCTTTATCGGCCACGTTGACGAACTCCGACTTGACAAGCACCCGTACGGGTGGGAGTCATGGACCGCTTGGACACTCTCTAACGTCGCTAAACGCGACCTTGAGGGAGATGATCCCAGTGGTTCATTGGTAGCTTCCCTTGCTCTCATGGAGAAGCAAGATGGCTACTTCCGAGAAACGTCGGTCTCGAGCAATCGAGAGCGTAGGAAGTTGACGAAAGTCAACATCCCACGGTTCCCGGCGGTACCACCCAAGTTCGAACGGAAACCGTTCTGGCTTGAGTGAGCCGTCTTTCCCGTGATTTCACGGTGGGCGTGAGGCTTTA